GAAACCTGCGGAATCGAGTTATACGTCCCGGTCGTCAAATTCGTCAGCTTGACCTTGATCGTCAGCGGATGGCACTGGACGTTGCCGCCGTTGACGGCCGTGTCCGCCCCCGGGCTGGCGTTGTCCGTATAACTGAACCACGCCGTGATCGTGGCCTGGCCGCACTGGCCGGGCGTGTTGCTGGAAGGAGTATTATTGACATACATCCACGGCGCGACCTGTCCGTCCAACAATAGATTCGGGAAATTCGTCACATTGACCGTCCCACCCGTCCCATCCTGCACCAGCGGCGCCACCGCCCCGCCCGGGTCCTGGTAGAACGCCAGATTGGCGACCTGGGCCAGTTGCGGGAAGAGCGACTGCCAGAACGCCAGCGCCGCCCCGCCGCCGGCCGGATCCGTCAGCACCAACGGCGTAGTCAAAATCTGCCCGCTCGCGCCCGTGGTGCTTTCCCCCTCGAAATCAAACGTCCCCGCCTGCGCCGCGAACCGCCGCGCCTGCAGCGGCAGCCCGTTCTGCTGATCCGTGGTCAGCGCCCCGCCCGTCAAATTGGTCAGCGCTCCAAAGATGCCGACGCCCTCGCACATCGCCCCGTCAACCACGGCCGCAATATCATTCTGCACCACCGAGTAGGCATCCCCGTAAACCTGCCCGCTGATGCGGTATTTGAACGCAATCGCCGAAGGAATCAAATCATCCCTCCTCTGAATTTTAATGCTCTCTACCGGCAGGGGTGGGACAGGCGACCCGCCTGTCATCCCCGGCGACTCGCCGGGGATAGCTAAACTAATTGGAGGCAGCACATCCCGCGTGCTCACCTTCAGCATCGGCGGCGTCTGCGTATAATCCCACCACACCACCGGACTCCCCACCGCCCCGATCCACCGCAACATCCGCCGGAAACACTCCGCGCACGTCATATCATTGACCGCGTCCAAGGGCGCCCGCAACGGCAGCCCCGTCGTGGCCGACGCAATCTCATTGTTCAACCCCGCGTGCCCCGGCACAAAATCCGGGATCGTGATATTGTTCCGCGCCCCGGCCCCCGTCTTCAACTGGTAGTTCCCGTTCACGTCCGTCGTCAGATTATCCGTCTGAAACTGCGCCCCCGCCGGCCAGCCCAGGCCGTTGACGGATTGCTCATAACTGCTCTGCCCCGCGCAGTACTGCGCAATCTCAATCAACTGTTGCGCAATGGACATCAGGTTCGTCGTGGTGGTTCCTGTCACCGTATCCCCCGCGCCCGTCAACGAATTGACCGACATGCCGAGCACCACCTGCGACCGCCAGTCCGCGATCTGCTTGGCGCCATTCCACGTCAGCCACAATTTTTGGAAGACCAGCCGCTCGAAAAAAAAGTCCCACGGCCCGGCGAACTTGTATTTGAATCCTTCGAGTTGCGCCGTCCCCGTCCGGACGCTCTGGACGCGCCAGCCGACAAACCAAATTTGGCCGCCGGTCCACGAAGTGCAGCCCGAAACCGGCAATCCCGCCTCCGGGGCAGGGGCGCCTGGCCCAGGCGCCCTCCCCGTCTGGATCGTCACCCTGGCCCCGTAAGGGAACACCTCCACTCCATCCATCGCGTCCACCAAGTCCATCCCGAACGAATCGCTCGCCTGATTATAGCACTCCCGCCGCCACTGGCCGATGCCCCAATCGGCCAAAGATTTTTCCGTCCCGTTAAAAGTGAGGGTGGTGTAGGTCATGGGAAAGCAGAAAGCAGAAAGCAGAAAGCAGAAATTAGGATGGAGAGATAGTGTTTCATTGGCCAGGCGGGGCTTGAACTATCCAGTTAATTTTCCACGAATTACCGCCATTTATGCCAGCGCCGCTTTCGAATGCAACACTGTTGCTGGTGATTACCGGAATAATTCCATAACCACCCAATGCAGAGGAACAGGGAGCACCCCAGTTAGCGATCACAATTGGAGCCGTGCCGTTTGCAAATGGCGGGGTAAAATAAGCTGTAAAAAGCGGCGAAGAACCGCTCCCATTCCCGCTCCCATTAGTCAACCAGATTGAGCCTCCCATCCGGGAGATGCAGGATTGATTGACACCGTTTGTGTCCCAGACAGCACCTGTTGACATTCCCGTTCCAATGCCGAGCACTATGTTCGTCGGGTTATATCCCGCCGCGCCGGAAATTCCAGCCAGATTTGTCAAGCTGAAATTACCCGCGTTAATCGTCTGCGTCCACGGCGTCTGCGAGCCGCCGCCGCCCGCCGGTGGGATGGGTGTCAATGTAACCACTCCCAGATGATTGCTGATGGCATACCCTTGCCCATCCGTGCTCGCGGCGGTGCTGCTGATGAGCTGGTTGGTGGGAATCTGGCCCCAGCCAATCTGGTTGGCGTTCAGGACGTTGGTCGAGGGAATCAGGCCGAAGACCACATTGGAGGCCGTCCTGACCGCGTTGCTCCACCCCGCCGTGATGTTGTTGGACAGCGGCAGGGCGTTGGTTCCGTTGCCCGCGTTGTAGCCGAAAGTGCCGGAGTCGAATGTCGAGGCGGAGCCGCCGCCGCCGCCCGGAGGGAAAAGCCCCGTGTTGAGATTATAGACGTTGGTGCCGTTGACACCACCATAGAAGAGACGGCAGGCAAACCCGTTGGTCAGCACCGGATTCGTGCTCCCGGCCTGCCCGCCTCCCATGTAAATCATCGCGTGGTCGTAGGTGCAAATCGTCATGTTCCCGCCCCCCACGTTGTCAATGTCAAACAGACAAGTGTTGCTGCCAAAGAGGGTTGAATTGTGCGTGCCGGCGTTGCCGGAATAAATGCTCATACTCCAGTTGGTCGAAGTCGGCAGCGTCAAGGTCGTGTTGCCCGCCGCCGTCTGCACGATGACATTCCACGTTGGGGCCGAGAACAAATCATTGTACATCGCCAAATTTCCGTTGGCATTGGTGATGTTAAAATAATCAAACGCACGGGTGATGCCGCCTGCGGGCTGCACCTGGAAATGAGGCCCCACCCCGCCTGGGTAATTGTAGGAGTAGATATTGTTCCCGGACATGACCAGGAGCGTGTCGGTGTCAGAGAGGCTGGCCGAGTTGATGTCGAGTTTTTCGTATCCGTTCTGCGGATGGGTGAAGGAAGCCTCGCTGCCCGTCGCCGCGAAAATGCCGTTGAATCTGGCGTTGCCCGCGTTGGTAAAATCACCCAGCACATCCATCAGGAAATTGCCATTGGCGAGCGAAGCCGGTCCTTTCACCGTCAGGGTTGCCTCCTCCGTCAAGTTGGTGCTCAACGGCGTCGTCAAGACGACATTGGAGCCTTTGCCGCCAATCGCCCCAACAAATTGCAGGCCATTCGATCCTGAAGCCGTGCCCAGATTGGCCGCGCTGATATTGCTAACCACCGTCAGGTTTCCCGCCACGCTGAGATTGCTGTCCACATTGACCGGGCCATGAAGTCCAATCGCGTCCACGACATTGGTCATCGTCAGGACATTCTGACCGTTGATGTCAAAAAAATTGAACGTGTTGGAATAGACCGTCTCGCTCCACGGATAGAGTCCGCCAAACATAAACAACTGCGCAATCAGGCCGCCGCCCGTCGTCTGCCAGCCCGGCTCCACGTAGAAAGGAGAAATGGAATTGGTCCAGACCGGGAACCGCCCCACATTGGTCCCATTGGTCGTGGTCGTCCCATTAAAGACGTTGTTGCTCCCCTGACCGCCGAGGCCCGACACCAGCGGATTTCCGCCGAGGGTCAATCCGCCCGCGATGTTGAGGTTGCCGCTCCATTGCGCCGTGCCGTGATTATGGATCGTGGGATTGTTCATCCCAAACCAGAGATTGGAGGCGAGGGTCAGATCGCCGAAGAGTTGCGCCCCCAGCAGGTTGTTGGTGATTTGCAGCGCCACGTTCCCGTTGGTGTCCAGAATGATGAAGGTGTTGTTGATTGGCTCCATCTGCCAGCCAAACGAGGTGCCTGGAATCGGGAAGCTCGGCGTGCCCCACAGGTTGATATTGGTCACCGGGGCCGCCGCCGCCAGATGCTCCGCGCCCCCGGAGAAACCGAACTGCCCGCCATCAAACGTCGTGCTCCCGCCGCCGCCGCCGGCGCCAAACCCGGGCACGTTGGACACCGCCTGATTGAGCAGCCCCTGGTTGGCCGTGAAAAAGTTCGTCGGCGCCGCCAGCCTCCCCGTCGCATTCGTCACCATCACCGTGCTCCGCGTCTGGCCCTGAAGCCCAAGGCTAAAAGCTAAAGGCTGAAGGCTGAAGTAAAGTATCCAGCGCGCCAGGCGCGCTGCCATCTGTTTTGTTTTAGCATTTAGCATTTAGCATTTAGCCTTTCTCAATTGCTTCCCCCATCGCTCAAATAAAGCCCCGGCGTCCCTCCCACCCCGTTCTCCACCCCCACCGTGTAAAACTTCCCGTCCGAATCGTTCTGCACCTGCAGCACCCAGTTGCCGTTGACATCCGTCGTGAACCGCACCTTGCCCACCCCCGGACTGGCCGCGCCGATCGGCCCGTCCAGCACCGTGATCGGCCCATCCAGCAACGTCATCACCCTGGCCGTCGCATCCGCCGTGGTCAGCGTGATGCGCAGCCAGTAATTCTGCGACGCCGCCCCGTTGAGCGGGATGTAGGTCTGCGCGTTCGGGAAAATAAAGGCCGCATGCGGGGCCGCCCCCGCCCCCGTCCACTGCGCCGCCGTCAGCGTCAAATTCATCGCCGCCGCCAAAACCGTGCAGGACATCAGCGGCGCGTTCGTATCATTCTGCGCGCGGAACAACTGGCAGGTCACCGACGCGATGTTGCTCAGATTCGGAGTCAATAATACACCGTCCTCGCCCAGGCCGATGTCCAGTTCCACGTCGTCGCCGCGGTAAAACAGCGCCGCCTGGCCGGTGTTGAGATCAATGACCGGTTCATTCCGCGCCGCCAGGTCGCAGAACAGTCGGATGGGTAAAACAGCAATCGCACTCATAAATAAAAAGGCTGAAGGCTAAAGGCTGAAGGCTAAAGGCTGAAGGCTGAAGCGCTTCAGTCTGATTTGTTTTAGCATTTAGCATTTAGCATTTATCCTTTCTTGTTGCTCACTGCCACGCGCCGTTCCCGGCAATCGTGTATTGGAATTTGCAGCTCACCCCGATGTGTTCCACGCATTCCACCCCGGCCACCACGGCCCCGGCCAGCGTCCTCGTCACCTGCCCGGTGCCGCTCCGGTTGTACAGCACCACATTCCCCTGCACCGGGACCGAGTCCGCGTGCTGCGCGATGAAGTTCAACGCCGCTTCCACCGTGGAAAACACCCGCTCCACCACAAAGGTCAGCCGGTTCTCCAGGTTGTAGCGCGGCAGGTTCGCCTTGTAGGCCGCCCGGAATAATCCCTGGCTCTGTAACATCCGCGTTTGTTTCGGACAAAACCCGTCCTGCACCGTCGCCCCGCTCGCGTCGTCCGCCAGCACAAACGCCGTTCCCCCCGCCGCTGTTATTGTGATCTTCATAAGATTAGTGGTTAGTGGTGCAAAATAGTGGTTAGTGGTTGGTGGCTGGCCTGATTTCAGTCTGGTCACTCATAAAATCTAGTCACTGGTCACTCTTTTCCGGTCACTGGTCACTCTCCACTGATTTGTTTTATCATTTATCATTTATCATTTCCCCCCTCATGCCAGCACCAGGGCCGGAGTTGCGGTACCCGAACTGACGTTAATGGTGGAAACGAAACCAATCTCCCCGTTCCGCAGCGCCTTGCCCCCGAAGACAAACCCCGCCGTCTTTAGCGCCGCGTTTTTGACCGTCACGCTCACCGTCTGCGCCCCCGTGATGACCAGGTCCGCCGCCGTGGAACTGAGCTTCGCCCCGTGCATCGCCGCGCTGCCCTGCGCCAGGAGCGCCGCGTCAATGTTCGCCATTGTCGGCTCCGCCGGCAGGCACTTCGCCATGCAGCGATAACTCAGAATCTTCATGTCCACCGTCCGCCCTTGAATCCTCACCGGGGCCAGCTTCAATTCGTGCGTGATCGTCCATTCCTCCTGCGCCTGGAAACTCGTGAATCCCGCCACGCTCCCCCACGCCGCCGTGTATTTCTGCCGCGGAATTTTCGACGTCAGGACGGCCGGCGGGGCGAAGCCCTGTCCGCTGGCAATCGTGTAATATGAATTGCTCGCGCTGGCCTCCAGCCCGTTCCCCACCACGCCGCAAAACTCCATCGGCCCGATCCCCGCCTTTTCCACCCCCAGGATCAAATCCGGCATCTTCGTCACCGCCCCCGCCCGCACCGTGATCGCATCCCCGTTATTGGACAGCCATTGCAACGGCGCGTCCGCGTTGCCAAAAATTCTCTGTCCAATGGTCGGCTGCAAATACGGCCACAGCACCGCCAGATTGTCATAGGTCAGCGGCGTCCCCGTTCCTTTGACCACCAGGTCCGTATAAACTTCGTCAATCTCCCCGTAGAGCGCCGCGCTGATCACCCGGTTGACCGGCGTGATCTCCAGCCGCGAATCCTCCCCCAGCGGGATGTTCGCTCCATTGAAATTGACGTAGGCCGGCCCTCCGGCCAGCAAGGATCTTGATATGCTCATTTGTTTTTAGTGGTTAGTGGTTAGTGGTCAGTGGTTAGTCGTTGGTAGTTAGTTCCGGGTCCGCGGCCGATCAGGTCACCAGCCCCTTCTCCCCTCTGACTTGTTTTATCATTTAGCATTTATCATTTAGCATTTAGCATTTCCCCTCAGTTCGTAATCACCGCCTGCCCCGCGTCGCTCCCCGTCAACCCCGCCAGATAGCCCGCCCACCGCACCACCGTTCCCGGATTCACCGGGAACGGCCCGCCATAGACCTCCGCCCCCGCGTTGCCCGGCCCGGGAAAACTCCCGTCCGTCGTGTAATAAATGGCGGCTCCCGCGTCGGTGGTGGACAGGCTCACCGTCAGCCCGGCGGCGGAAATCGCCGGAAACGCGCCTTTGCCCGCCGGCGCCTCGCTCATCCGTCCGCGCAGCAGAACGCGATACCCCAGGCAGCCGGGAAATTCCTTCTCCAGCCCGGCCAGCGGTTCGATGGCCTTCTCCTCCTGGTAAAGAAGAATTTTCCCCTCGATGGCAAATTGATGCAGCGCCGCCCGCACCGCCCGCGCCGCCTCCTCCGCCGTGACCTGCGTTCCTCCCGCATTGAAATTCAGCTCCGGAATTTCCACCACGTCCACCGCCACCAACACCTCGCCCTGCGCCGGCGCCACGTTGGGCTGAACACCGCGAATGGAAGGCATCCTCACCGTCAACCCGCACCCTTTGCGTCCATTTTTCGCCGTCAGATGCGCGACCCGCCGTTCGATCTCGTTCGCAATGACCTGCCGGCGCAATGTCGCCACCGTCAAGTAGGCAAAAGCCGCCTCCGAATTCAGCTTGTCGCAAACGTCCTGTTGGAGTTGCAGCAGGAGGTCCATCAGATGGCCCTCCTGAAGTTAATCATTGTCAAGAATCGAGTTTTCATGTTGCCTTCTTCATTCTGCCTTTTGCCTTCTGCCTTCTGCCTTCTGCCTTTATGACATTTGCATCCTCTTGAACGGCCGCAAAAATTCTTCCGCCATCGGAATCATCGCGAGGCCGCTGAGCGCCGATTGCCCTTCCGGGTTTTGCGCAATCTGCGCCCCCAGTTTGTCCCAGCGTTTCCAGACGTGCTGGCACTGCAGATACCAGGCCGATTTCACCGCCGCGGGCAGTGGCGTGGCCGTCGCCGGCATCACCCCGGAGCCGTCCTCTGTCGTGTCAAACCAAAATCCGCCCGTGTAAGTCACCTGGAGGCGCGACCAGTAGTAACCCTGCAGCGCAATGAACATGAGGTAGCCCTGGTCCATCTGCATCGCCTGGATGAGCGAACCGGAGTCGGGTGGCAGCGGGTAGGCAACAAAGCCGTCGGTCTCATCGTCCTTTTTCGCCAGCGCGGAAATGCTTTCCACCGGGAAACAGTTCAAATACCAATGCCGCCGGTCCGCCGAGAAAGTGTCCACCTTCCCCGCCGTCCGGCAAAAAGTCCGGTTGCAAAATTGATCGAACCAATTCGCCACCCCCAGCCCGATGCCGGTGATGACCGCGTCATAATTGGTGTCCGCGCGCAGCGAGGCCGCCAGCAACTGCCCCTTCAACTCCGTCAAATTTCCAAGTCCAATATTCATGCTACAATAATTTCTCCGATTTTTGCGCTTCGTTTTCCGAATCCGCTTCCGGGGAGCACAGGCGCCCTCGCCGGTTGCGGCCGGCGCCCCCGCCGGCCGCTTCCCCTCCTCTCCGGGGACCGTCCCGGTTGCCTCCGTCGGCGTCCCGCCGGCGGAATCCCCCGGGCGGCGGGGCTGTCCCGCCCCGCCGCCCCGTTCCGCTCAACCGCACCTCATCCGTTATGCTTGGGTTTGCGCCAGATCAGGACGCTGTGGTTGGTCGTGGTGTTGGTTCCCTGGCACCCCATCGTCTGCAACTGCAGATAGCCGATGCTGCCGAGCAGCGCGCTGGGCAGATTGGTCACCAGCACCCCGTTCGTGCTCGTCGGCGGGATCACCACCACCAGCGTCAGAAACGGCGTGTTCGTCGGCGTGAACACCACCCCGTCCGACGACGCCCCGAACGTCAGCCAGTTCGTGCAGCCCAGCGGCGCGGCGTTGCTCAGCGAGGCGAACTCCCACTGGATCGCGCAACTGTCGTACCGGGTCAATCCGATCGGATCGCTCATCACCGCGTTGGTGCTGTTCGCCGGCACCGCGTTGGTCAGCGGCGTGCCGCTGTTGCCGCCCGGCGCGTAGGTCACGGGAAGGCTCCCATACTCCTGCCCCCGCGCGGCCGCGCCCGCGAAGACGGTCAACGCCACGGCGCACAGCCGCAAAGGCGCGACGATGTTTGTCAATAATTTTGCTTTCATAATCTTAATTTCTCTTCGTTCTTTGTTTTGTTGATTTCAGGTCCGCCCGCGCCCTCAACGGGGGGCCGTTTGCAGAATGGCGAAGGCGTTCGCCTGCCGGCAGCCCGTCGCCGCCCGTCCGTAGGCGCGGAACGATCGCTCCAGCGTGTTCCAGCGGTAATGGTCCGACGCCTCGAAGGCGAAGTCGTCCCGCACCCCGACCACCTGCCCGTTGCGATCGCCGAAGGCGGCCACCAGCACCCCGGCCCCGTCGGTATTGGGCGCGGCCATCACCGGAACCACGGGATAGCCCAGGATCGTGCCGATCGCGCCGTAACTGGGGGCCTCCAGCGCGCCCAGGAAAATCGGCCGCCCGTTATTGTCCTTGATGCTCATCAGGCGCACCAGCATCTGCGGATGCATCCACCAGCGCGGCCGCCGTTTCAGCACCACCGGCGCGACCGTGGTCAGGCAGCGCGCCACGTCGTCGAACTCCAGCGCGCCAACGGTCGTGTTGCCCTGCGCCGCCACCGCTTTGACCCCGGCGTTGAACAGCCCGGTGAAGTTGCCGTCCGTCCCTCCGCCGTTGCCTCCGCCCACGAACGCCGCCGTGTCAAGACGAAGATTAAACGCCTCCTGGAAGTCCCCCATCACCATCGAAGTCACGTCGAACTCCGCGTCTTCGATCAACTGCCGGCTCACGTTCAGCAGCACCGCGTTGGGCAGCACTGTCAATGTCATCGTGGAACCGGTTTCATTCGTGTCGTCCGGGATGGCGGCCGCTTCCGACGTCAGCCATTGCGCCACCGTCCGCGCCGTCTTGATCGGGAAGTTCGTGATCTTCGTGCCCAGCCTTCGCACCCCCAGCGTGCTCCAATCTCCATACTGCGCCAGCGTCTCGTAAATCTCCTTGAACAACTGCGCGATGATCAAGGTCGGGCCTTCCCCCGTGTCTTCACCGATGGCCCGGGCCAGCGGCTCGCACGCCGTCCGCAGGTCCCCGTTCCGCTCCACCGCCAGGCGCACCGCCAGGTTCAGCCGCGCCCGCTTTTCCGGGTCGTTGGCGATGCGCTGGATCGGGTCCATCCCCGCCGCCACCGCCTCGCCGCGCAACTGCCGCTGCAGTTTCTGCACCGCGCCCAGAATTTGCCCGCGGTCGTTGGCGGAGTTTTTCAATCGCGTGATTTCCTCCACCGTTTGCTTCGTTTCCCGCCCCAACTGGTCGTAGTTGCGCAGCAGCGTCTCCTGGTTGCGTTCCACCGCCTGGAATTTTTCGCCCACGGCGTTGACCTCCCGGAGAACGGACTCCTGGAACTGTTCATCTGACAATGTTTTCATATCGTGCTGTCGTGTTGTTGCAATGCTCTCTCTAATTCCTCCAGGAACCTCGCCCGTGCCTGCTCCGGGGCCGGCGCGGCGGGAGCAGGACTGTCGGCCGCGCGGCCGTTTTCACGTTGTGAGTATTCCAGGGAAAGTGTTTCGATGTCGGCCCGGTTGATCGCCCCCGCCCGCAGCGCCTTGGCCAGCGCGTTCGGATTCGACCCGACCACGCAGCAGGACAATTCCACCTGTTCCTGCTCCGTGTAAATGGTGCGGACGGGCGCGTCGGCCGGCAGGCCCAGTTCCTTCAACTGCCGCCCCCATTCCTCGCCCGAATGGGGCGTGACATATTTGACAGGGAAGAACCCCACGCTCACCGCCTTGAGGTAGCCGGCCGCCGTCATCTTCCAGCCGATCTGGGCGAGCTGGTTTTCCGGCACATCAATGGCCCACTGCACCCGCTCGATGAGCTGCGCCCCCTCCACCCGGAAATCAATCACCTTGCCCAGGCATTTGCCGATGGTCGAATAATCGTGCGAGTCAACAAAAGGCGCGTTCCTGGCAAAGTGTGTGAACCGCCACCCCGCCGCGCGGATGACTTCGTGGAAGCTGTCCACCGTTTCATCCGACGCGATGTAATCCACGATCCCGCGCCGCGCATCCACGATCCTGACCTCCGGGTGTATCAACCGCCGCAAAGCGCCCGCCAAAGTGCCCGCCAAAGTGCCAGCCAAAGTGCCAGCCAAAGTGCCAGCCAAAGTGCCCGCCAAAGTGCCCGCCAAAGTGGCAGGGCCGTCCCGGCCCTGATCCATTTTATTTGTCCCATCCGTCCCATTCGTCCCATCCAACAGCCCCTCCACCTCCCGCCATTCCCGGCGGGCCATCTCCGCCCCGCCCCTCTTCGCAATCTCATTAAACTTCCCCCGCACCGCATCCGCCGCCCCGCCCCCCTCCGCCGTTTCCGCCGCCCCCTCGATCTCCTGCCCGATGCGCCGCGCCTCCTCCCGCCAGACCGCTTCGCGCCCTTCCAGAAGAGTCCCGGCCCGCTCGTTGTCAATACCAGTTTCGCGCAGCCTGGCCGCCACCACCGGACGAAGTCCCGTGCAAAGTCCGCCGGAAAACGCCTCCACATCAAAGAGCGGTTGCGCCGCCGGATTCGCCTCAAGCCGCCGCAACGTCTCCGTGCGCGCCTTCATCAACTCCCGCCCAAACCGCGCCCCAAACCCCTTGATCCCCTGTCCCAAAGTGCCCCCCCCATCCCGCCCCTTCTCCAAAGTGGCAGGGCCGTCCCGGCCCTGATCCCCTCCGCTTGCCGCGCCGTAGCGCAGCGAAGGCGGGTCCAATTCCACCCCACCCCGCGCCCCCAGCAATTCCCTCAACCGCCCCACCGCATCCCGTCCCCCCGCCGAAAGCCCCACCGTGTCATCCAGGTCTTCGCCGCTGTCGCCGTCCTCCTCCCCCTCCTCAATCGCCGCAATTTTGCTCGAGAGGTATCCCTTCTCCCAGCCGGGACAAGCCGGCAATTCCAAGTCCAGGTAATCGTTCAGCGCCTTGAGCGGCACCCCCATCGCAAAATACTTCGCCGCCGTATCCGCCCGTTCCCGCCGCACCGCCTGCACCACCGGATGCTCGTCCCAATCAAACGACGCCCTCACCCCGCCCGCCCCCTGTCGCCGCAAAACCTGGTTGATCGCCTGGCAGATCTTTTCGCCCAGCGGAATGCACGTCTCCGCGATCAACATAAACCAGTCCGACGCCGACCCGATGGAATAGCTCGCCTTCACGTCGGCCATCGAAGCCGGCACCCCCATCGCGATAAAAATTTCATGCCGGTTTTGCAGCCGCGCCGCGATGAAGTCCGCGTCCGGCACCCGGATTTTCGGGTCTTCGATGCTGATGTCGCCATCCAGGAACACCGGCTTGAAGACGCCGCGCTGGGCCAGTTCCCGCTTCTCCCGGATTTGGTCAATAATCTGTTGACGCTGCCCGTCCAGCGGCAGGCCCTCCTTGGCTATCACATAAACACCCTGGTCGCCGTTGTTTCGCATCAGGTTCAAATTGAACTTGCCCGCCAGAAAATCCGCCTCCGCCGCGTCGCGGCACGGCTTCAATTCCGCCATCCCCCGAAAGTCGCTGTAAGGATTCCACAGCTTCAGTTGAATCACCTGCTCCGGCAGGAGCAGCGCGCGCTTCCCGCCCGCGTCCACATATTCCCACCCTTCCAGTTCCCCATTATTGACAACATGGCGCATCCGGTCGGGCCGCGCGATCTGGATGGGCGTGGCCGGTCCGGCGGAGAAGGAGCCGGGCGCGTGCGGCCCCAGCGCCGCCAGCCAGGAATCATCCAGCAGCCAGAACGCCTCCCCTTCCAGCTTCAGCCAGCCGACCGTCGCTTCGATCAGGTCGGTGCGGCTCAGGCCCGCCCCCGGCGTTTCCCAAAAAACCTCCAGGTCCGCGTCGTGGAACCGCTGCCCGTCGCGCGTGAAATGCAGGTCCACCGCCGCGATCGGCCCCGCGATTTTTTTAATGGCGCGCATCACCCAGGTGGATTGCTCGAACGCGTGATACATGCGCTCGCCGCCCGTCGCGTCGTAAGGCATGATCTTGTTGAACGGAAAGGGCGCGCCGCTCTTGAAAATCAAGCTGGCGGCGGCGTGGAGGCGGGAGAAGAAGGTGGGTTTCATCGTAAATCTCCTTGGCAAATTGTCATTTGAAAAAAGTGGCAGGGGCGTCCCGCCCCTGTTCCGGCAGAGTGCCGGCCCCGTCCCGCCCTTGGTCCCATGGGTCCCATCCGTCCCATCCGTCCCATTACATTTGGTATCGTGTGCCTCATATTAGATAAGTTGTGCAAAAATCCTGTTGACACCACTCGCCTGCCGCGCCGCGTGCAGCGCCAGCGCCAGCGCCCAAAACCGGTCCGCGTGCCCGTTCTTCGTGCGCTCGCCCGTGAACCGGATGTTCCCGGAC